CCCGAGAAGGCACCCAAGCCGCGCCCGAAGGCCGACCCCGGCCAGGGCGCACGGCCGAACACTCCGCCGACCGACTTCCGCACGGCTCCGAAGGAAGACTTCCACGCCGAGCTCGCCAAGTACGGCTTCAGGCCGCGCTGGTCATGATCGAAGTCCGCGCCCGGTTGGGCGACGGGCGCACCTTGATTGAGGTGGCCGGTCATGAGGAGCAAGTCGCCGGGGGTCTCGCCTGCGCCTACGTGACGGCCGTTACCCAAACCGCATTGCTCGGCCTTCAGGCGATTGCCGAGCAATACCCGGACCTCGTGTCCGTAGAAATCATCGAGGAGTAAATCATGACCCCAACCATGACCGCGGTCCGGCCGCGGCTCACTCTCCGGCCGCGTTCGACCCGGCCGTGGTTCCGTCTCGACCGTCACGCCGTGGGTGTGCGGTCGAATCTGCCTGCGGCGATTCAGGCGATGCTGCAGAACGGCACGCTGGACCGGGTGTTCCGGGATTCGCTGGTGCCGCAGTTCCTGTTCCCGCAGGTCGCGGACGCCGAGCCCTGGATGGGCGGCCTGGGCGACAGCAAGATCTTCACCCGCAAGGGTCTCCTGGCTCCGGCGACGACCCCGGTCACCGGCTCGGACCCGTCTGCTTCGACGTACACGATCGAGCAGTGGTCCGTGGTCATGGACCAGTACGCGAACAGCATGGACACCAACATGCTGGGCTCGACCCTGGCTCTGGCCAGCAAGTACCTGGCGGACGTGGAGAACCTCGGCATCAACGCCGGGCAGACCATCAACCAGGTGGCCCGCAACAAGCTGTACAAGGCGTACTCGGGCGGCCGGACCTGGGTCACCACCGCCGGATCCTCGGACACGGCGATGATCGTGCAGTCCACGAACGGTTTCGAGACCGTCCTGGTCAACGGTGTCCCCACGGCGGTGTCTGCGTCCAACCCGCTCACCGTCAACATCGCGGGCACCGCGAACACGGTGACGGGCGTCAACACCGGCACGAGCACCCTGACCCTGGGCACCGCCCGGGTCGACGTCGCGGGCGACTACGTGGTGGCCGCCAACGCGCCGACCACGATCCGCGCGACCGGTAACTCCGCCTACGACCTCAGCTCGTCCAACACAGTCACCTTCGCGAACTTCCGGTCGGCGGTCGCCCGCCTGCGGAAGATGGCCGTCCCCACCGTGGGCGGCTACTACGTCGCGCACATCGACCCCGACACCGAGGCCGAACTCTTCGCCGACTCCGACTTCAAGCAGGCCCTGCAGGGCCGCGTTGACTCGCCGATCTACCGGGACCTGTCGATCGGCCGGTTCGCCGGTATCGACTGGGTCCGCAACCTGGAGGCGCCGACGATCCTCGGCGGCTCGGCAGGCACCCTCACCGTGCACCGTCCGGTCGTCCTCGGCGCGAACGCCCTCATGTCCGCACCCCTCGACGGACAGGCCAACCTCCTGGCCGGGACCGGCGTGGAGGACGTGCCCGACATCCGCACCATCCCGGCCTCCCCGGGCGTGGACGTCACGCTGCTGGTGCGCCCGCCGCAGGACCGCCTGCAGCAGGTCGTCACCACCACGTGGGCGTGGACCGGTGACTTCGGTGTCCCCTCCGATGCGGGCTCCGGCGATGCGGCGCTGTTCAAGCGCGGCGTCGTCATCGAGCACGCCTGACCGTCTCCTGCCGGCGCGGACGCATCCCGTTCGCGCCGGCGACCCTTCAGGAAGGAGGAGCGACATGCGTGTGCGCATGCTGAAGGCGGCGAAGGCCTACTGGAATTACGCCGTCACGGACTTCCCCGCGGGTGAGGAGTTCGACGGCGATCTGGCCTGTCACCTCGCCGCCAACACCGAGCCCGGCACTGTGGAAGTACTCGAAGCCGACCCGGAACCGGAACCCGAGGTCGCGGAGGAGCCGGAGGAAGACCCGGAGTCCGAAGACGGCGACCCGGAGCCGGACGGCGACCTGTTCCCCATCGACGGCACGGCCGCCGAAGTGCTGGCCTGGGTCGGCGACGACCTGGAGCGGGCGGCTGTCGCGCTGGAAGTGGAGCGGGAGCGGGACAAGCCGCGCTCCACGCTGGTGAAGCAGCTCGAAAAGCTCGCCGAGAGCTGAGGGGAGGCTGCCGTGGCTCTTCCCCTGCTGGCGACGGTGGCCGACCTTGAGGCGGCGATGCAGCGCCCGACGGGCAGCCTGGATACCACTCAGGCCACGCTGGCGCTGCGTCGGGCGTCGGGCCGGGTCCGCAGGTACACCCGCCAGGACATCTCATTCGTTACCGGGGACACGATCGAAGTCCCGGGCGGCGAGCGCGTGTTGCGGGTTCCGCAACGGCCGCTCGTGGTCGACGGGTCGAATCCGCTGACCGTGGTGGAGATCGCCGACTTCAGCGGCATCGAATGGGTGGCCCTGGAGAACCGCGACTACTCCCGCCTCGGCTCGGAGCTGACCCGGGGCTATCCGTGGCGGGCACCCTCGCGACTGATGGGCTGGCCGTTCAACCGGCCGTTGGGCGCTTGGGCGCCGACGGTCCGGCTGACCTATAGCCACGGCTACAGCGACATCCCGGACGACATCCTCGACGTGGTCCTGGACCTGGCAACGATGACCCTCAGCAACCCGGAGAATCTGCGGTCGGTCGCCATCGACGACTACAGCCGCACCTTCGCCTCCGAGACCATCGGTGGCGCCGCGCTCACCAAGCAGCACAAGGAAGACCTGCGGCCGTACCGGGTCGCCGCGTTCAGTGTGAGGGCCTCGTGAGCGCCCTGGATGCCGCCCTGGCTTCGGGCCGGCGCGAGCACGAGGCCATCATGCTCGACACGGTCCGGATCTGGCGGCCGGGCCCGGTCGTGTTCAACCGGACCACGGGCACGGAGACGCCGGGTACCCCCGTGGAGTTGTACTCGGGCAAGGCGCGGGTGAAGCCCTTCGGGCGCTCTGCCTCCACGGGTGTCGAGGCGGGCGAGCAGCAGGTGGTGCTCCGCGAGTACGTGGTGTCGGTGCCGTTCTCGGCGCTGCCGCCGACCGGGCAGACGGTGCGACCAGGTGATCAGGTTCAGGTGACGGCATCCTCCGACGGGCGCCTGACGGGCCGGACGCTGTGGGTGACGGCGGAGCAGTTGAATGCGCAGGCGACGGCGTGGCGGATCAGTGCGGAGGATCGGTCATGAGCGGTGGGGCGGACGTGTCGGGGCTGCTGTCGCTGGCTGTCGATCTGGCGGGCGCGTCGGCGGCCGTGCAGCGTGAGGCGAAGGCCGTTGTCGCCAAGGGTGCGCTGAATATCAAGAACGACTGGCGTGCGAATGCGATCGCGACGGCCGGACGGCATGGGCGGATCTACCCGTACAGCATCGGCTACGACCCAGTAGTCGCTGGCGTGGGCTATGTCGAGGCGGTCATCGGACCGGACAAGGACAGGCCCCAGGGTGCGCTGGGCAACCTGCTGGAGTACGGGTCTGTCAACAACCCGCCGCACAACGATGGCGGCAGGGCACTGATCGCGGAGGAGCCCCGCTTCATCGCTGCGGTGGAGGCGCTCGGTTTGACGGTGCTGCGGTGACGGCCCCGGCGGTCCTGCCTCACCGGGATGCGGTGCTGGCCGCCTTGGTTGCGGCGTTGCCGTCGGGTGCGGTGGGCGTTGGTCAGGCCCCCGACGGCGCACCGCCAACCGGATCTGTCACCCGGTATGCGGTGCTGTATTTCGACCCGGGCCAGTCGGTGAGCGAATCGCTGGCCGACCTGCGGACGGATTTCGCCTGCAGCTTCCAGGTGACGTGCGTGGGGCCGGCGGAGGAGCAGTGCCTGTGGGTCGCCGACAAGGTCCGCGGCGCGCTGTACCTGCCGCTCACCGTCGCGGGCCGCGCGAGTTGGCGACCGGAGGAACTCGGCGGGCCCCCGATCCAACGCGACGACGACCTATCGCCGCCCGTCTACTTCCTGCCGATCCAGTACCGGCTCCAGTCCACATCCTGAGGAGAAACCCATGGCCCTCCTGGCCCAGCAGGCCGTCGCCCTGACCGGCCTCACCCCAAACTACGGCGCTGCCGCCGCGTCCACCACGGTGACGTGCGGTGAGCGGTCGTTCCTGCACGTCAAGAACGCCAACGGCTCCAGCATGACGGTGACCCTAACGGCGACCGCCAGGATCCGTGGCCAGCTCGTCGCGGACGTGGTCATCACGGTCCCGGCGACGACCGGCGACAAGATGATCGGCCCGATCACCGCCGACCTGTTCGCCTCGGCCGCTGACGGCGTGAGCGCCTCGATCACCTACTCGTCGACCACCAGCGTCACCGTCGCCAACCTCGTCATCTGACCCACCGCCCCGCCCCGCCCTGCCCGCCCCGTTGATCGGGGCTTTTTTCATGCCCTGAGGAGGGTCCATGTCCGACCTGATCAACGACGGAATGACCAAGGTGAGCTGGGTGACCAGCATCGCCAACATCAACGCCCCGACAGCGGCCGAGCTCACTGCGGGCAGCGACTTCACGACCCGCATCACCCCCGACGGGCTGAAGATCGACCCGTCCACCGCAGACGTCGACACGTCTTCGCTGGCCAGCACGTTCGACACCAAGACCGTCGGCCGCGTCGGATTCGACACCGAGACGACCTACAAGCGCGGCACCACCACCCCCGAGGATCTGCCCTACACCACCCTCAAGTACGGCGTCTCGGGCTACCTGGCCGTCCGCCGCGGCGTCGCCTACGCCACCGCGTGGACCGCCGGGCAGAAGGCCGAGATCTACCCGATCACCTGCGGCGAGCCGCAGAACAGCAGCCCCGCCGCCAATGAGGTCATGAAGTTCGTCAGCCCGATGAAGGTCACGAGCCCGCCGGCGACCGCCGCAACGGTGGCCTGATGCCCGATATCAGCGACATCCTCAACCGGGCCAAGCCGCGCGAGACGACCCTGCCCATCTACCTGGACGGGTCGGCCGCGTCCGAGGTGGAGCAGCTGGAGCGGCAACTCGCCGGCCTGGCCGACACGTGGGCGCCGGACTCGCTGGCGGCGACCGATCCGTCGAAGGATCTGGCCCAGCAGATTCAGGCGGCCCGGACGCGGATGCAGGAGTCCGCAGTGGAGTTCCGTCTGCGCGCCCTGGGCGACAAGGTGTGGTCGGACCTGCTGGCAGCGCACCCGGCGAAGAACGCGGACGAACTCTGGGATCCGACCACGTTCCCCAAGGCACTGGTCGCGGCGTGCTGTCTGGACCCGGTCATGACCGAGTCTGAGGTGGGGCAACTGTACGAGGTGCTGAACGAGGGGCAGCGCGGCGAGTTGTTCAGGGCCGCCTACTCGGTGAACACGGAGGCCACCTCCATCCCTTTCTCTGTGAGCGCCTCCGCGATCCTCGCGGCCCTTGGCGACGCGAAGTAGAAACCGCGCGGGCCCACGGCATCCCCAGATCGGTCTTCATGGGCCGCCCGTGGCCCACTCGGGGGGAGCCGCTATGGCTCAACGAGGACCGGGCCTGGGCACTGGCCCTGGCGCAGATTGAGACGGAGAACTGCCCGGACTGCGGGCGTCCCTGGTCTGAGGTCTCAGACCCGGACAACGAGTTCAAGTACCAGACCGAGCTGATCCGCTGCCACGCGTGCACGACCGCCACAAAGGCCGTCTCCGCCTACCAGAACCGGGGCGGCGACAGTCGCGGCCTGCACGTCACCGTCACCAAACGCGGGGGGTAGTCCATGGCCGATCGCACCGTCAATGTGCGGCTCCGCCTGGACTCCACCCAGTTCCAGGCGGGTAGTCGCGCCGCCGAACGCAGCACGCAGCAGATGGCCCGCACCACCCAGGCGTCGGCCCTGCAGGCATCCCGGGCAACCGAGCGCGTGGGCGCTGCGGCTGGCGCACTCCCGGCGGCGTTCCGGGCGGCCGGTGCCGCTTCCGAGCGCACCATGCAGGGCATCTCCCGGCAGGCCGTGGAAAGCCGGACGGCCATGCGCGCGGCGGCGCGGTCCGTCGCCGAAGTCCAGGCCGCCATGACCGAGGCGACCGTAGCCGGGGTGACCGGCACCAACCGGCTGGCCCTGGCAAACCGGCTCGCCCTCGCCGAGGCGGCCCAAGCCTCCCGGGCAACCCAGGCTGCGGCTGCGGCGTCCCAGTCGTCCTATGCCCGCACGGCGGCCCGTGCCCGGAGCATGGGTGCCGCCGTCGTCGCGGCGTCCGGGCGGTCAGAGAAGTCGCTCCGCGCGACCCGATCGGCATCCCTGGTCCTCGTCGCAGCGTTCGGCCTCGCCGTGTACGCCAGCTCGAAGTTCGAGAAGGCGATGAGTGGGGTGAAGGCCGCCACTGCGGCCGGCGCCCGGGAGCTCAACCAACTGCGCCAGGCCGCCATCCAGGCCGGGAAGACCACCCAGTACTCGGCCACGCAGGCCGCCGAAGGGGAGACTGAACTCGCCAAGGCGGGCGTGAGTACCTCCGACATCCTGGGTGGCGCCCTGAAGGGCACGCTCAACTTGGCCTCGGCCGGACAGATGGACGTGGCTGACTCCGCCGTCGTGGCGGCCAAGGCCATGAACAGCTTCGGCCTGCAGGGCTCTGACATGGCGCACATCGCCGACGTCATCGCCGCCGCCGCAGGCAAGAGCGCGACCGACGTGCATGGCATGAGCCTGGCCTTCGCCCAGTCCGCACTCATGGCCCACCAAACGGGCCTGACGCTGGAACAGACCGCCGGCTCGCTGGCACTGTTCGCCCAGAACGGCCTGGTGGGAAGCGACGCGGGCACATCGCTCAAGACGATGCTCATGCGCCTCACGCCGACTTCCAAAGAGGCCGCCGACCTCATGGACCGGCTGGGATTCTCCGCTTACGACAGCAGCGGCAACTTTGTGGGCCTCAGCGAGACCGCGGCCCGCATGCAGCAGTCCTTCTCCAAGCTCACCCCCGAGGCCCGCAACGCCGCATTCGCAACGATCTTCGGGTCGGACGCCACCCGTGCGGCGACCGTCGTCTACAAGTCCGGCGCGGCCGGCATCAACACCTGGACGAAGGCCGCCAACGACCAGGGGTACGCGAGCAGGTACGCGTCCACGCAAACCGACAACCTTGTCGGCGACCTGCAGCGCCTCAAGAGCGCCCTGGAGACCGCCTTCATCGAAGGCGGCGGCGGAGCCACCAGCATGCTGCGCGGCGTCGTGCAGGCGCTGACCACGGTGATCCGTTGGTTCGGGAAACTCCCGGGCCCGGTCCAGCAGTCCGCCGTCGTCATCGCCGGCCTGGCCGGAGCGGTCGGCCTGATCGGCACATCGCTGCTACTCGTGCTGCCGCGCATCCGCACGGTACGCACTGAACTGCAGACGCTGGGCGTGACGTCGGCTCGCACCAGTGCGGCGATGGCAATGATGGGGCGCGCCACGCTGGTCGTCGCCGGCCTGACCGCGATCTCCTACGCGTCGGCCAAGTTGACCGACGTACTGAAGGACGCTCCGCCGGATGTCGCGAAGCTGACCAACTCGCTGGTCGACCTGGCGCAGGGAGGCCACGTCTCCGGCGAGGCCGCGAAGGTGTTCGGGGAAAACCTCGACGGCGTCGGCGACGCGGTTGCGCGCATCGCGCACCCGAGCGTCCTCAAGCGGGTCGACGACGTCCTGTACTCGATCACCCACCTCGGCATGAGCGACCAGGGCAACCTGGAGGAGGCCCGCAGCAAGATCTCCGGCCTCGACCAATCCCTGGCGTCGCTGGTCCAGTCGGGCAACTCTGACGTCGCAGCGAAGGCCTTCGCGCGGATGGCGACGGAGGCCAACGCGGGCGGCACCAGCACCGAGAAGCTCAAGACGCTGCTCCCGCAGTACACCGACGCCCTGGCCGGGGTCGACACCCAAAGCAAGCTGACAGGCGACAGTCAGAAGGGTCTGACCGATTCCGCGCAGACCACCGCCGGCGCCCTGGCGGATCAGCGCACCGAAGCTGAGAAGCTCACCGATGCGCTGAAGACCCTCAACGGAGTGAACATCTCCGTCGCTGAGGCGCAGATCGGATTCCAGCAGTCCCTCGCCGATGTCCGGAACGCCGTCAAGGACAACGGCCACACTCTGGACATCCACACCGACAAGGGCCGCAAGAACAAGTCGGCATTCCTGGACGCCGCCAAAGCGGCGATGGATCACGCGCAGGCCGTTTCCGAGCAGAAAAACTCGGTCACCGCAGGCAACAAGGTGCTTGAGCAGGACATCTACGCCCTGAAGCGCACCATGCGCCAGGCCGGCTTCACCGAGACCCAGATCAAGAGTCTGACGAAGGCCTACGCGAAACTCCCGCCGAAGAGCGCCACGCAGGTCAAGGCCGACACCGCCGCCGCGCTGAAGGATCTGGACGCCGTGCAGGGCAAGGTGCGCGGCACCAAGGGCAAGACCATCGAGGTCAAAGCCCTCACGCAGGCCGGTCAGCAGGCCCTGGAAGACCTCGGCTACAAGGTCAAGCGGACCAAGGGCAAGAACGTCGTCATCACCGTCCCCACCGGCACGCAGAAGCACAACGTGGACGCGCTGGCGGCGGCGATTCGCGGGCTGCACAACAAGTCGGTCACGATCACCACGAAGCGCGTCAACTCGATCAAGACGTACTCCGAAGCCATCACCCTGGCCAAGCAGCAGGCCAAGAACAGCGCCAACGGGAACATCTTCAGCGCCTACGCCGACGGTGGCATGCGCGAGCGGCACATCGCACAGATCGCGCCCGGTGGAGCGATGCGCGTATGGGCGGAGCCGGAGACCCAGGGCGAAGGCTACGTGCCGTTCGCCCGGTCGAAGCGGCCTCGCTCGCGGAGGATCACCGAAGAGATTGTGCGCCGCCTCGGCGGAGACCCGTCCAGCATTGCCTGGTACGCCAATGGCGGGCTGCGGCACTACGCCTCCGGCGGCTTCACCTACACCCCTGGCGGCGCCCCCGTCCTCGGCGGTCCGGGCGATGCGAAGCAGCGGTACGACAAGCTCATCGAGCAACTCAAGGAGGCGTGGAAGAAGCTCGCGGCGGCGATGGCGGAGGCGAAGAAGAAGGCCGATGCGGTCTCCGAGGCCGAGACGAACCTGCGGAAGGTGAGGTCTCATCACCACACCGAAGCGCAACTCGAAGCCGCCGAGAACAAGCTGAAGAAGGCCCGCGAGGCAGAGACGAAAGCGACGAAGGCCGTCACCTCCGCACGGTCCGGCGTCAACGCGGTCGACGCTGCGCTGGGGCTGAAGAAGGGCGCCAAGGCTCCCACGGGCTTCGATCTGAAGGCCTACCAGAGCCAGCTCGGCAAGTCCGTGGCGGCGACGGAGAAGTGGCGCAGCAGCCTCGGCAAGATCGCCAAGCGGGGAGGGTCCGAAGTCGAGGCGCTCCTGGAGGCGATGGGCGAGGACGGCTACGCGCTGGTCAACAGCCTCGCCGGGGCGTCCGACAAGCAGTTCACCGACATCGTCAAGAAGCTGCTCCAGACGGGCGACACGGCCAAGGCCACGCTGGCCGACTTCAACAAGCAGATCAACGCCTCCACCAAGATGAACGCGCAGTTCGCGGCAGATCTGGAGAAGCTGGCCGCGATGGGCTACGGCGACCTCGCCCAGACGCTCGCAGCGCAGGGTGACGCGTCGGCACAAACCTTGGCTCACGAGGCGGCGGGCTCGTCGTCGAAGGCCGCCACGGCCAACAGTGCGGTCAAGAACAACGCGGCCACACTGACAGGCGACGACCTCGCCAACGCCCTCACGCTGATCTCCACCCTGCGGGCAGCACCAGGCAGCGGCTACGCGGAACTGATCGCCGCCGGGCTGGACACGGCCACCATCAAGGCCCTCGTCCCGAAAATCACCGCGCAGATCGGCGCACTGCCCGCCGAGTACAAGGACACCTTCGTGCGGCAGTGGGTACAGCAGGGCGGTGTCGCCATGGCCCGCGGCGGCATCCTCAATGGGCCCACCGCCGTCCTTGGTGGCGAGGCAGGGGTACGGGAGTCGTGGATCCCCTGGGACGGCAGCAGTCGCTCGCGGTCCCTGATGGCCGCAACGGCCGCCGCCGCCGGCTATCAACTGGTGCCGGCGGGCCGGTTCGCATCCGCAGGGGTGTCAACGGCGGCCGTGGCCCGGGAGGTGTCCAAGCAGGTCACCATCCACCTGTACGGCGCCAAGCAGTCATCGGCCGAGCAGGCCGCCGATATCGCCCGTCACCTCAACTTCGTGGGATAGGGGGCGGACGGTGGCGTACATCGCGGGCGCTGATCTGGATGGCCTGCAGGCCACCCTCGGGACACTGCGCTTCAACGCAGTCGACTCCGCGGGGGTGGCCTGGCGGCTGAAGGCCGAAGACGGCCTGCAAGGCTGGGACAGCCCCGAGGTGCGCGCCGAGGTCACCCAACGTGAGGCTGATCACGGCGCATGGGCGGCGCCGGTCTACCTGAGCGAACGGGCCATCAGCCTCGCGGGCACGATCGAGGCCGGAAACCGGGCCGCCCTGGACGACGCGATGGAGCGGCTGCGGGCGGCCGTGGCACTCACCGATACGACACTGACCGTATGGGAGTCGGTGCCCAAGCAGGCCACCGTCCGCCGCTCCGGGAAGCTCCTGGCGCAGTACCTGACCGACCGTGTCGGGGCGTTCTCGGCGCTGGTGACCGCACCGGATCCACGCCGGTACGGCATCACCTTGCAGTCCGGCACGGCGAATCTGCCGTCCAGCAGCGGCGGCCTGTCAGTACCCGCCACCATGCCGCTGACCATCGCCGCCACCGTCAACGCCGGCTCCTTCACGGCGGCCAACACCGGCACATTCGGCACCCGGCCCGTTTTCACCATCGCGGGGCCCGTCAGCAACCCCCGGATCGTGGTGGATGACGGCAGCGGCGCCGAGCCGGTCACCCTCACCTACGGTCAGGTCCTCGCGACGGGTGAGACGCTCGTCATCGACTGCGATGCCCACACCGTGGTCCTCAACGGCACGGCCAGCCGTCGCCGCTACCTGACCGCGACCGTGTGGCCCGAATTCCCTGCCGGCAGCTCCGTGACCGTGCAGTTCCGGGCCTCCGCGTACAACGCCTCCGCACAGTTGAGCGCCCAGTGGCGCTCGGCCTGGCTCTAGACGAAAGGGGGCTTCTGGTGCCCGACGTGCTGTGGACCAACAACTCGACCACCTACGACGCGCAGGAGCTGCGGCGGGCCGACGCCATGCTCGTCATGGGCAACGGCTCAGCGAGAGGCGGCCGGTCGGGCATCCGGCCCGGCGCCGGCGGCTACGGCGTCTCCGTATCCGGCACGACGATCACAGTCACCACCGGCGTGATGACCGTCGCAGGGCCGACCGGCGAAGGCATGTACCGGTGCCCTCTGGCGACGGATGCCACGCTGACCCTGACGGCCGCGCACGCCACCCTGCCGCGCATCGACCTGGTCTACCTGCGGGTGTGGGACTCCGACCTCGACGGCACCGGCCTGTACAAGTTCGAGCCGGTCTACCTGGCCGGCACTGCAGCAGCGTCGCCGGTGGCGCCCACCATCCCGGGCGGGCAGACCGGCATCGAGGTCGCGACGATCAGCGTCCCGGCGTCGGGCGGCGGCTCGCCCTCGGTGTCGCAGACGATCCGCCCGTACACCGTGGCCCCGGGCGGCATCCTCCCTGCGAGCACCGCCCCGGGCTCGCCGTACACGGGCCAGTTCTATGACGACGGCACCTACCTGTACCGGTACAGCGGCAGCGCGTGGCGGATCGCGTCGCCGCTCCTGCCGACAGTCTCCGACCAGGTGTCCTCGCCTGGCACGTACACCGTCTCGGGGTTCACGGACTTCACATCCGGGCAGTGGCCGCCGATCACCGTCACGGTCCCGCAGTCCGGGATCGTCGCCATCTCCATCGGCGCCGCCGTCCGCAACACCAACACCGCCACCTCCACCGGGTGGGCGGCATTCCGGCTGTCCGGCGCCACCACCGAGGTGGGGTCGGAGAAGACGGCTGTCAGCTGCGCTGGCAGTCGCACCTACGCCACCCGCCGCGTGTTCCGCTCGGGCCTCACGCCAGGCGCCAGCCTGACGGTCACCCCGCAGTACCAGTTCTCGTCAGTGAACGCGTCCAGCACCGTCACGGGCGTGGACAACGGGCAGCTGAGCGTCGAACCGATCCCCGGGTGAGCACCACCGTTGTCCTCGCCTGGTATGGCTGCGACCTCAAAACGGGCGGCATCATCGAAGACCTGCCGTCGCTCAAGCCCACCGGCGCGTTGTCGCGCCGCCTCGGCGACAGCACCACCTTGCAGGCCGACCTGGCCCTGCCCGGCGCCTCCGCCGGGTGGGAAGCGGCCACCACGCCCGGCCAGAGCATGCTCGTAGCCGTCGACACCGCCACCGACACGCCCCTGTGGGCCGGGATGGTGCTGACGCAGGACGGCGGCAGCTCCCAGACGGTGTCACTGGGGGCCGTCACCCTGGAGGCGTACTTCGACCGCCGCTACCCCGGCAACCACCTCCTCGTCGGCCAGGACCAGGCCGACGTCGTGAGCTCCCTCATCACACCCGCGCTCACCGACGGACCGCCGTTCGACATCGACGCCGTGGCCACCGGCGTCACCATGGACTACACGGTGGCCGACTCCGACGACAAGACCATCCTGTCGTGCGCTCAGGAGGTCATGTCCCTCGAAGGCGGCCCGGAGTGGGCGGTCGACGTCGCATGGAACACCGACCACACCGGATTCGTCCTTCCCGTGCGGATCGGCGCCGCCATCGGCCTGCAGACCGCATCACCAGAGGGCACGTTCGACTTTCCCGGCTGCGTCACCGAATACCACCTCGTCACGTCCTACGAGGCGGGCAAGGGCGCCAATGCGCTGCTCGCCCGGGGCGAGGGTGAGGGAACATCCCGCCTGACCTCCCAGCTCTACACCGCCACCGACCTGATCAGCGGCGGATGGTGCAGCTATGAGTACCGGTACACGCCCGCCACCGGCATCACCGACCCCGACCAGCTCGACGCCCACGCGATCAGTTCCCTGGCCCTCATGGCCCAGGGCGCCCGTGCCTGGTCCATCGAAGCCGTCGCCTCACAGGCCCCGCGGCTGGGCCGCGACTTCGCGCTCGGTGACACCGTCCGCCTCGCCGTCGAACGCTCACCCCGCCACCCGGGCGGCGCGGACGTCACCGCCCGCTGCTGGGCGTGGGAACTGGACCCCTCGGCGGACCGCGTCCGCCCCATCCTGGTTGAGGAGAACTGAATGCCCCGTCCCGTCGACCAGCTGCCCCCGGGCGCCAACGACCTGGCGCGCAAGCTGGCCGCACTGACCAGTGAGGTCCGTGAGCTGCGGGCGGCCAGACGTCTGGCGCATTCGTCCATCGGTGACACGGGGATGAACGTGCAACCTGATGGCACCCTGAGGATCGGTGGCAGCGTCGTCATCACCGGTGACCTGGACGTCAGTGGCGACTTCGCCGGCGGCTCCGCCGTCGACTGGGTCAACGTCCAGCACCACGGCGCGACGGGCGACGACTCCACCGACGACCTGGCATCGATCCAGAACGCCATCGACGCCTGCCCGGAGGGCGGCGTCGTCTACTTCCCGCCGGGCCAGTACCGGATCTCCTCCGCCCTCATCCTCAAGCGGAATCGCACCTACCTGGGATCGCACTCGCCGCGCTGGCAGTACCGGGGCGGCTCCCTGTGCGCCATCAAACCGCACGCCACGTTCTTCTCGGACACCAAGATCCTGCACATCGCCGACAAGGAGATCACCGGCGAGGCGGCGGACTGCGACGGCGGCCGCATCCAGAACCTGGCCGTCCTCGGCCAGAACGCCGGCACCGGAGTCGTCGGCGTGCTCTTCGAGGGCCTCGTGCGGGACTGGGAGATCCGGAGCGTGGACTCGTCCAACACCAGCGGCAACGGCTGGCAGACCCTCGGCTACGCCTCGGTGGACACCACCACCCACTACCCGCGCGGCCTCGACCTGTACTCCGTCACCAGCTACGCCGCCCACAACAACGGCTTCTCCTTCGCCAACCTCACCGACTCCATGATCTTCGACGCCCTCGCCGTGTCAGCGACCTCCATCGGGTACCTGATCGACAACCCCGGCGAGAGCAAATTCATCGGCTGCCGCAGCGTGTTCAACGGCTCCGACGGCTTCCGCATCTCCGGGTCGGTCTCGGTCGGCGGCGCCCAGTTCATCGGCTGCTCCACCGACCGGAACCAGAACTACGGCGTCAAGGTCACCGCAACCGGCACCCAGCCGATCACCTTCACCGACCTCCTGAACCGCCGCGACGGCAAGAACAGCAACGCCGGCGGTGGCAGCCTCGCGGGCGTCGGAATTATCGGCACCTCCGGCAACACCGTGTGCCCGGTCGTCATCACCGGCCTCGCGCAGACCGTCGGCGTCGACGACGGCGCCACCTCCACCGGCAACGACAGCCCGCAGTACGGCGTCCGGGCCGAGTACGCCCAGCACGTGTCGGTACGCGGCGCGGCCTGGGGTGCCACCTCCGCCGTCGACGACGGGGGCAACAACACCCACCTGGACACCGCGAGCCTGTACCGGCAGAACGGCCTGGCCTCGGCGCACGCGGTCGACACCGCCGTGGTCGGTACCCAGCCCGCCCTCACTTCGCAGTCCGGCGCCGGCACCAGCCCGCCCACACCGACGCTGTCCGCTACCGCCGACGACGCCTACGGCGTGGTGAACCTGGGCACCGGCACCAGTCCCACCAGCGGCAGCCAGGTCACCGTCACCTTCAACCACACCAAGGCCCGCACCCCGGTCGTCACCGTCTGCGCCGCCAACGCCTCCACCAACGCACGACAGGTCGGCGTCAGCAACCTGTCCACCACCGGCTTCAACATCACATTCGGCGTCGCCGGCAGCGCCTCCCAGTCCACCGGCACCTACCAAGTTGGCTACGCCGTCCACGACTAGCTCCGCCACCCACCCCTCGGCCACCCAGCCCGGGGGCTTTCGCATGCCCCATCACGCCCTTCCGGAGCCCTCGTGACCATCGCCTTCCAGGGCGGGAAGCTTCCCGCCCAGCCCGCCAGGCCGCACCTGAAGCTCTCCGCCGTCCTCGCCGAACACCGCCAGCGCATCCTCGCCGCGCCCCCGGCGCAGTGCCTGTTCGCCGATCCGGCGATCACCTGGGACATGCTCGGCAATGACGCGGTCGGAGACTGCACGTGCGCCGAGGTCGGCCACCAGATCAACCAGCTCACCTGGTACGGATCCGGCACCGAGGTGAAGCCGACCACCACGCAGGTGCTCGCGTTCTACTCGGCGATCACCGGCTACAACCCGGCCAAGCCGTCCACGGACCAGGGCGCCTACATCCAGGACGTCCTCGCCTACTGGCGGAAGAACGGCCTCATCGGCCACAAGATCGTTGCCTACGCATCGGTGGACGTCTCCAAGGCCGTCGAGGTCAAGCAGGCCATCGCCCTGTTCGGCTCGCTGAACATCGGCATGAACTTCCCCGATTCCGCGATGGACCAGTTCAACGCGGGCGCGGTCTGGGACGTCGTCAAGGGCGCCCGCATCGAGGGCGGCCACTGCGTCATGGCCGTCGGCTACGACGCGGCTGGCGTCGACATCATCACCTGGGGCGCGCATGCCCGGGTGACGTGGGCGTTCTGGCGGAAGTACGTCGATGAGGGCTGGGTCGCCCTCGACCAGGACGGCGTACAGAAGGCCGGCGCCTACTTCACGGGCCTGCCGTCGTTCTATGCACTCGGGGTGGCGTTCACCGACCTCACCGGCGAGGCCAACCCCCTGCCGCAGCCCGAGCCCACGCCGGGGCCGCCGTCCCCTCTCCCCATTCCCACTCCTCCTGCGGATCCTCGCCTGGTTCAGGCGCTGGCTCTGATGCAGGCGTGGGCGCACGACAACAACGTCGCTGCCACGGTGCCCGTCCAGAAAGGGCTGTGACCCATGACCCGCATGCCTGGCGCCGACTGGCGCCCCGTCGTCAACTTCCACCCGAACGGCGTGAAGGAACACCGCGGCCTCGTCCTCCACGTCCAGGCCGGCAACAACTCGCCGTTCGGCTGGTTCAACAAGGCCTCCTCGCAGGCCAGCTCCGACTTCTGGGTCTCCAAGAGCGGAGTGATCGAGCAGTACGTCAATACCGGCGTCGACTACTCGTGGACTCAGGCCGCAGGCAATCCGTACTACGCCAGCGTCGAGACGGAGGGCTACCCGTCGGAGCCGCTCACCGCCGCGCAGGTCGAGGGCGTCGCCAAGATCTACGCCTGGGGGCACACCGAGTTCGGCTGGCCGCTGGCCGTCGTCGACTCCACCACCGCCCACGGCCTGACCTACCACGGCATCGGCGGGAAGGCCTGGGGCGGACACCCCGCCTGCCCGGGCGACCTGCGGAAGGCGCAGCGCGTCGACATCATGGCCGCCGCTACCGCCCTCGTGGCGCCCCCCGCGGCCCACAAGAGCGTGTCCGTCGCCCACCTGGTCACCGCCATGAAGCGCGACGCGGCAGGGGCGCAGGGCCACGTCACCTACAAGACGGAGGCGCTCCTGCTGGAGCAGGCCCTACGTGCCGAAGGCCTCCTCGCCAAGAAGTGGGTCGACGGCAGCCTCGGCTCCAAGACCAAGACGGCCTACGAAGCCTGGCAGCGGTCCAAGGCCGGCGGCTCGTACACCGGGGCCGCAGCCGACGGCTACCCGGGCATCGCATCCCTGACCCGCCTCGGCAAGCGCCACGGCTTCACCGCCACCACCTGATCTTTCACCGAACTGGAGTGCCATCATGGGCGTCTCAACCACACAGGCCGTGATCGGCCTGCTCATCTCCACCGTCCTGCCGATCCTCGTCGGCCTCGTCACCACCAGACTCACCAGCTCCGCCCTCAAGAGCCTGCTACTCATCGTGTTCACCGCCGCGAACGGCTTCCTCAACGAGTGGGCTGCGGCCGGCGACCACTACCAGCTCGGCGTCGGCGTCCTGTACTGGATCGTGTCGCTCGTGACCGCGATCGCCGTGCACTACGGGGCATGGCAGCCGCTCGGCGTGGCCCGCAAGGCGCAGGACTCGCTGGTGACCGCCCGCCCCTCGGGCGCCTGATCCCGCCCCATGCAAGCGGCTCGGAGAGCGTATGGACGCCGCCACGGTCACGGCGATAGCCGCACTCATCGGCTCGTCGCTGGCCGGCGCCGGCGCCCTGTACGGCCACCGGGTCGCAGGGCGGTCCCAGCGGGAGGGCGGAGTCATCGGCGGCTACAACACGCTGACCAACGAGCTCCAAGAGGAGCGCAAAGAGCTGATCGCCGAGGTGCGAACCGTGCGCGCTGAACTAGCAGCTGAACGGCTGGAGTCCGCGCGCTTGCGCCTGCAGGTGGCACAGCTCGGGGGGCATCCGTGACGCGCACGGAGCGCATGTTCGCCCGACGCCGCTCAATGCTCGCCCTGGTGGCGGTGCTGCTGTTCCTCACCGCCGCCGTGGCGCTCGGCTGGCTGAAGATACAGACCGAGTCCCACCGCGCCGACCAACTGGCCACGGAGGCGGATCTTCGCGGCAACGCCGTCTCCACGCTGGCCGGGGACGTGCGGGCGCTGCGGCAGCAGGTCAAGGCCAAGGGCGACACCCCGGTCGCCCCGGACCCGACGAAGGCCGTGCCGTCGCTGTCATCGCGCGCCGAAGTGCCGGTACCGATACCGGGGCCGCCGGGGCCACCCGGACCGGCCGGGGCTTCCGGGAAGCCAGCACCGACCATCACCCCGTCGCCCGGCGCGTCAGGGGCCCCCGGCGGTGCCGGCGTCCCAGGTTCGGCGGGCAGTCCCGGTCCGGCCGGTGTCCAGGGCGATCCCGGGCCAGCCGGGGTCGACGGCAAGGACGGATCCGACGGCTCCCCGCCGGCGGGCTGGTCCTATCCGTGGACGGACGGCACCGGGGTCACGCACCACGTCACGTGCGGTCGCACCGCGGACTCACCGGACAGCGACCCGCAGTACGACTGCGAGGACACTTCGACCGACAGCCCGGCCCCGACGGATTCCCCGTCGCCGAACCACGGCCTGCTCGGGGTGGGTGCGCTTTCCCTGACCGCCGCCTACCGCAAGTTGGGAGCCCACCGTGCCGTCTAACCCGCCCCGCGAGCTGACCGAGTAGGACCACGGAGGCTGATCACCCGCATCTACCACCGCGCTTAGTCGTTGATCCAGACGATCCGACTATCGCACCGGTAGAGGGGGTGATTCCCGTGCTGGACCTTCTCATCAACCTCGTGGTCACGCTCAGCGTGTACCTCTGAACGCGCGCAACGACGCCCCCGCTTGGCCCATCTCGGGCCGGGCGGGGGCGTCTTTTTGCGTTCTCTTTGCGTGCGCTCGGGCCACTCGCATACCCCTCCTACCGCGCGCGCTATTTAGGTGTGTTCATACCGGTATTGACGGTTACGTTGACCTATCGGCAGTCTCATGCCAACGGCCGCCACAGGGGCGGCCAGAGACCCCCAGGGAGCACCCAATGGCCGCGCTCACGCACTACTACGAAAGTCAGTTGGCGCAGCGCCTCAAGCTGCCGATCACCGTGGTCCGGTCGGCGATACACGCGGGCGCCATCCCCGCGCCCGACACCGACGGCCGCTGGACCCGCGAGGCGGTCGACGAACTCAAGACCCGGGTCGGGGAGATCGAGACGGCGGCTGGCCCGACACTCTCCGGCCAACAGGCGGGGCGGGTCTTGGAGGACCGCCTCGGGCTGGAGTCGGACACCGTGAAGGTGTTCCACATCCTGCGGCTCGTCGACCGAGGACTACTGCATCAGCTCGCGTCCAGCGCCGAGGCGGGAACGGTCGTCGCCCAGCAACTCGTGGAACGCGCCGCCGAGCATCCGGACATCCGTCGGTTCCTAGCCGAGGACACGCCGCTCGGTCCCGAGCAGGCCGCGACCCGGCTCGGGATCCGCCGAGCCGACTGGGACCATGTCGTGCGCGCGGGCTGGGCCATACCGTCGCAGTGGATTTCGGTGCGGTTCGGCACATCGAAGGCTGGCGCGGTCGACGTCCCGCTGTACACGACGGTGGACGTGGATGCGGTGCTCACCGAGCATCCCGAGGTGGACTGGGACGCGGTCCGAACAACGCCATCCGGGCGCCGATCCCCGCTCGCCAAGCTGGCGACGGCGTAGGCCCGCTGTCACACCCCCATGCCACCCTGTCCCTGGCTGAACGCGCAGCCCCCCACCGGGACAACGCGGAGTGTGGCCCCGCCTGGAGAGCCGGGCGGGGCCACACGGACGTGGGTACCCTGGTCTCAGGCGCCGACCCGTCCATGGTTGACGACGTTCGCGCCGACCGTCCGGCGTGCGGTGGCCCTGGCCGCCGAGTGCACCTCGCCGGACTTCCGCCCCCGGCCGTCGGCCGGGGGCGTCGTACTGGGGCCGGCGGTACGCTGGCACGGATGGAGCACCGCCCAGTTGATCGCCGGATGGTCCCAGCTGGCCCGCGCGAACCCGTGCTCCCGGGAGGGGTTGAACCCCGGGCTGGCACCAACGTCCGCCCCCGCTTCGGTGGGGGCGGTTTGCTGTCGGGGGCGCCCCCGCAGGCGCTACGCGTCCGGCGATGCGTGCATGGCCTTCGCCAACTCCTCCGCCATCCGGTACGAGGGCGACCGATGCAGAGCCCCGGCCGCGCGGTCGTACCGGCGGGTGGTCCGCGGGTCCGCATGCCCCATGGCGTCCTGGACATCAGCGAGCGGCACGCCCTTGCTCAGCAGCGTCGTGGCGTAGCTGTGGCGCATGGAGTGCGGGCTGAGTGCGTCATGGTGCGGGATGCCTGCCGCCTTGGCGACGCGCTGCACAGTACGGAACGCGGCTGGCTCATCCATCGGCCGACCGGTGCTGGTTGCGAACAACGGCGCCTCGAGGTCGGCCTCGCCCCGGTCGGCGAGGTACGTCTCGATGGCGGCGATGGCGAGTGGTACGAGGACGACGCGCTTCTTCTTGTCGCCCTTGACGACGAGGTCGATGACGCGGTGGCCCTCGTCGTGGCCGACGGCTCCGACGGGCGCGGCGAGGATGGATCCGATGCGCCCGGCCGTGGTGGCCAGGGTGACGAGGAGGGCGTAGGTCCGCGCGGTCTCGTGCTCGCGGGAGTAGTTGAGCAGTGCGCCGAGTTGCGCGGGGGTGAGGCCGCGGGTGGGCGAGTCGTCGGCACTCACCGACGGGCGGTCCATGCCGGCGAACGGGTTCCGCTCGGCAACCTCGGCGCGCACCAGATAGGCGTACCAGGACGAGGCGGCGGCGAGGCGGCGGCCGCGGGTGGATTTGGCGAGGCCGCTGTCGCGGAGTGCGGACGCGTAGTCGTCGGCGTCGATGGCGCGGGCCACGGCGGGGTCGGTGCCGCTGTGGGCGCACCAGGCGAGCCACCAGCTCGCGTCCTTCGAGTAGGCGATGCGGGAGTGCTCGGAGTCGCGGCGGGTGAGCCAGCTGTGGGTGGCGGCGACAACATTGACGGCAGCGCCTCCGTCGCGGAGCAGCGTGATGAGCGCGGCGGGCGTGGGGGCGGGCGGGGTACCGCGCAGATTCATGGTCGCCGCGGCGGCTGGCTCGAGGTCGGAGGGCTCTGATGGCACGGCGGGAAGCAAGTCCATGACTACAGGATAACGGTCATTATTCTGTAGTGCTACGACCCCCTCACGGCTCCGGCCGACACACCCCACAAGCCTCCGTGTCCTCGAACCGCAGCATCGTGCGTGCCTCCCGTGCGTCCGGGATGGCCGTGACGATGACTCCGGGCCGCTGGTTGATGGACCAGCATCCGGCGATGTGGAGTTCGAGCCGTGGCTTCCCGTCGACCGGTGGCAGCCCGTTGTCGACGACGTACCGGGTCTCGGGAGCCTCCCGCTCGGTGGGCACCTCGCCGTAGTCCTCCCCGTCGACCGGGGCGACGGCCCCGGCGGGCACCTCGACCGCGACCTCGTACCACCACGTCCCGTCGGCCCGCTGCCGTCGCGCGTGGAGCCGTCCGGGGAGGACTGTGCCGTCGGGGAGGGTGACCTTCACGCGCGGGGGTGGTTGTTCGCTCACGTGTTCGAGTCTACGGCGAAGCGCGTTCTGTGACTTAGCTCACTCTGGGTAGTCCGATTCCGTCCAGGTAGTCCGAGCCACTCCGGGCAGTGCCGAGTTTGACCAGGGCGTGTCATCCTGTGGGGTTGCGCGACACCCTTGAGCTGCCAGCGCTGTCGTGACCGGGAGTATTGTTCTACCCAACGAGCCGTCAGAAAGCTCGTCGACAACGAAGTGCGCCCTCGTGCGGGGAAGTAAGCCCCGCCGAGGGCAAGACCAGGAGGCAACACTCCATGGCACACGACAACACTAACCTGCCAGCAACCGGTGGCAACACCGGGGGCAGCCCCTTCGACGCCATCCGTCACGAAGATGAGGCTGGAGAGTACTGGCTCGCCCGCGACCTCCAGCCCGTTATGGGCTACGACAAGTGGGAAAACTTCCTCCGCGTCGTCGACCGCGCCGTCCGCGCCGCCGAGAACACCAACACATACTCCGAGCAGTCGTTTTCCCGACTCCGGGAAAACGTTCCGGGTGGCGGCCCCGCACGGATCGACTTCCGACTGAGCCGCGGTGCCGCATACCTGGTTGCCATGAACGGCGACCCGAACAAGCCGGCGGTGGCCGCGGCGCAGGCCTACTTCGCCGTGAAGACCCGGGAGGCCGAGCTCGCCTCGACGAAGCCGATGTCCGAGCTAGAGATGGCCCGGCAGTACGTGCAGGCCCTGGAGCGCGAGCAGAAGATAGCCGCCGAGCTGGAAGTGGCTAAGCCGAAGGCCGGCAAGTGGGACGCCTTCCTCTCCACCGAGGGCCTGATCGGCATGCGGGAGGCCGCAGATCTGTTCAAAGTGGACGTCAAGGTACTGACGGGCTGGTTCGTCGAGATCGGAATCTTCCGACGGCAGGTATCGCAGCGCGGTGGTGCACGGAACCTGCCGCGTAAGGCGTACCAGGACTCCGGGCACTTCAAGGTAGTGATGGAGACGGCCAACGGCTGGTCCTTCCCTGCGGCCTACGCCACCTCCAATGGCCTCGACCTCATCGCCGACCTGTGGGAGAAGCGCGCCGCCGCCTGATCCGTGCGGCACCATAGAGATGGCCTCGGCTCGCGCCCCCGTCGAGTCGAGGCCGCCCCACGGAGGAGCCCCCATGCCCGACACCCAGCCGCCCGCCGCACCCCAGACCCGCCGCCGCATCCCGCTGGCGGAACTCGCATCCCGGGGTAGCGCGACCATCCCCGCCCTGGCGCGCATCATGCCCGACGCAGCCACAGCCGGGCGCGTGGACCGGGCGGCCTTCCAGTCCTTCAGCCGCTGAGCGGGCGGAGGACGCCGTGAGCATCGCCATCACCTTCGCCGGAGGCCCGGCCGACGGCAGGCTCATGGCCATCCCCGACGACCGACCGCCCCTGATGTACCGGATCCCGCTCACGCCGTCGATCACCGATCTGTTCCGGATCGACCCCCTCAGCGACGACTTCGCGCCGATGCCGATCGCCGAGTACGAGCCACTACGCGAGAACGGATGGCCACGCCGCAACGACGACGGGGCCTACCTGTACGGCTACCGAGGCACACCCGCGCCGCCGCATCCTCCGCAGCCGCGGCCGACGCCGACCGTGGACGAACTTGCCGCGATGACCCGCGACCCGCAGCGCACCGCATACCCGGACATCCGGTCGCATCTCCTCGCCTGCCGCACCCGGCACTCACTGCGCCGCGACGCGGGACTGAACCCGGAAGAGAAGGACGTCATGCTGGCCGTGACGTGGGCGCACATCCGCGAGGAGCGCCCCGACTTCCCGGAGCGCTGGCCGTTCTAACTACGCCTCGCCCCGGGCCGCTGCTTTCAACGCCCGCTGGAACTCGTACCCATCACCCTGCTCCAGCCCCGACGCGTCGATCCCGGCCCGCAGCGCATCCGCCGCCGCGTTCGTGACCACCCACAGTTCGGCCAGCCGGGCCCGCTCCTCGTCCGACCACTCCAGCGACGGCTTGCCCACCTGCTCCTCGTAGGCGCCGATCGCCTCGAACGCGGCCGTCGCGGTGCGCTGCAGGTCGGCCAGGGCGGCGGGGATGTCAATGCTCATGCCGGGAGCGTAGGCGACGGGTCTGACAGGCGATCGGCGACCGGCCGTTTTCCCGACTCCAGGAAAACGTCCCACAGCCCGCCTGACCTACGCGGCCCGTCCGTACCCGCCCTGCCCCTCGGCCCGCACAGCCGCCTTCCACTCCGCGAGCAGCGCCTCGTACTCCCCGCGCTCCTCCGCCGTCAGACCGCGACCCCAGCGCGGGCGGAACAGGGCCCGGATCCGCGCGTTGACCTCGGCGGACGAGCGCGCGCCAGGAGAGGGTGAGGGGGTCGGGGGCATGATCCGCATTTTAGACGCAGCCAGTGACAGGAGCGTGAACGCGGACGCCGTCAACCTCCCGCCGGCGCCACCACGAACGTGCCCTTGTTGGGCAGGGTCACCACGAGGCCGCGATCCCGCAGCTCCCGGACCGCGCGACTAGCCGTACCCGGGGCGACACCGTACTGCGCGCCCATGTCCCGCTCATTCGGCAGACGGGCACCGACGGGCAGCCGACCGGCACGAATCTCCGCCTCGACCTTGTCGGCGACCTGCATGTACACGTACTGCGGGATCCCCTCACTCATGATCGCAACGTAGAGCTGCACGCCGCGCCAGGCATCCGTAGGTGGCCGTATGGGGCCACATAGGGCGGCATATGGCGGTAGCGTCTGAACAGCGAAAACCCCCGGCGCCGCGCGACACGGCCACCGGGGGCGGAACCACCGACCTGATGAGAGCAGGCCAGCATGGACCAGCCTACGGACGACGCCGGGCAGCGAACAGCAGCCGCCACCGCCGACACGAGGGTCCGCCTCCCGTGGCTGCCGCCCGACGCCCGCAACTCCCGACTGGTGCGCGCCGGCGAGTACTGGGACGCCATCCGCGTACCCCGCGCCGAAGGGGAGCAGGTCGCCAAACTCCTCGGCGACGACAACGGCGCCATCATCTCCGACGGCTACGTCCTCTACTGGCTCATCCTGCCCGGCGCCGCAGCAGCCTGGGACATACCTCTCGGCCGCGGCGTCTTCGTGCGCGGCACCGGCACCTGGGTCGGCGTACCCGGGCTGCTGTGCGTCGGCATCCCGCACTGGCGGATCCTGCCGACGCAGGTCGACGACTACCTCACCAGCGCTGGGCTGCTGCACCGGGCGCTCGGTGCGGTACTACGGGACGGGGATGCGTAGTGCCTCCGCGGCCGGCGGCTACTCCGGCGGGTCCGCGATGAGGTCGCCAGGGTCGAGGCCTAAGGCCGCAGCGATGAGCAGCAGGTCGGTGAGGGTCGGGTCGCTGGTGCCGTACTCCCAGGCGGAGATGGTGCGCCGGTCGACGCCGCGGACCTGCTCGCCGAGCCGCTCCATGGAGAGGTTGGCGTGGAGGCGGCGGGCGCGGAGTCGTTGGCCGATCTCGCGGCGGCGGGTGAGCACCCAGTCGGGCGGATCTTGTGGCACGCGCCCACGCTGGTCGGCTCAAGATCCCAAGTCTGTACATGGCTGTGTACATTTTCCAGCCATGGCCGGGTAGTGATGGGGGACGCGCGGTCACGGTGTGCATATATGCATGCAACGCCGCGCAACGGTGCCCGATGTCAGTGGCATCCGAGAGGCTTGGCGCTGGAGCAGAAACGGTTCACCCCGGCGCCACATGACGGCCGGTCTCGCCGCAGCACCCCCTAGCGGCGGGGCCGGTCTTTTCTTGTCGGCGCGCGATCAAACTCACTCAATCGAGTGACAAGAATGGCCGCCACCTGCGCGTACATGGACTCGTTGATCAGGTAGGCCGTCCCCGGGTCAGAAGCCACCCCCCAAGTGGTGATCCGGGGGCGGTCCTTTTGCTGCCCGGGGGCGGGAGATGGGAGATGGATGGGAGACGATCATGGTGAGCAGGCGCGCGGGTCCGCTAACACTCGCTACCTACCGCTACCCACGTAGCCTGTGACGTGGGGCTATGACCAGGCATTGCACGTCATCGGCTATCCGACCTGCACGCCGTCGACATCTACGGCATCGCGAAAGAGCCGGACCCAGCGAAGACTTGACCAGCAGCTACTGACGCTCCGAGTGATCCACTGGGAGACGAATGGGAGACGGAGGCGCCCACGTCGGCCCCAGCGTCCCCGTGAACCTCTCCCACCGCGCCTGGAGGACCGCCGCGATCTGCCGCTCCATCGCCGGCGTCACGTTCCCGTACAGGCCCCGCACGCCGTCGATCTCATGCCCCATCCGGCCCTCGCTGGCAACCTCGGGGATGCCGTCCTCCTGCAACCACTCCTTGTGGCCATGGCGCAACAGGTGCAGACGCTTGGGCTTCCCGTCCGGCTGCACCCACCCGGGCACCGCAAGGACCTTGGGACGAGCCCAGCGACCGGTGCGCTCCTCGGCCCCGCACACGATCGGCGCGTAGTAACTCGCAGACCAGTCCGTCTGAAGAAGCGACCCGCCGCTGATCGTCGGGAAAACCCAGGGGGAGTCGTGCGACGTGAGAAGAATGTCGAACATCTCAGCCAGGAACGGCGGCAGCACCAGCGTCCGGAAGCTCTCGTACTTCGGCGGCACCAGCACCGCCTTGCCGTGCATGAACTTGTGCTGCCACTGCACGCGCAGCGCCGGCATGCGGTCGCCGTCCCTGCCGTAGCGCTCCAGGTCCTCCTCGTACCGGACCACCTCGTCCGGGTCGTCGTCTTCCCGTGGGTCGCTGGCCGGCCAGTTGGGCCAGCAGTACTCACGGCGCAGGGCGAACAGCTCGGCCCGGCGCATTCCGGTGAAGGCGACGGTGAGGAAGAAGACGTAGCCGGGGTAGCCCCAGACGGCGTTGGCGTTCATGGCGAGTTGATGGACCAGGGCGAGTTCGAGGTTCCGCTTGCGCTCGCGGGTCTTCCTCGTGAACTTGCCGCGGCGCCGGCGCTTGATGACGGGGGAGGACTTCCGCATCTCGCTGTCCACCGCATAATCCATGATCATGCTGAACACCATCAGGATGTTCTTGGTGTAGTTGGGCGCACAGGTGGCGCGGATGTGCTTGGCCCAGGCCTCGTAGGCCGGGATGGTGATGTCCGCAACGGGCTTGTCACCCCAGTACGGGTTGATCTTCGAGGTGATGGCTGTGCGGTAGGCGCGGATCGAGTCGTAGGCGAGGTCCTGGACCTCCAGCCATGTGAGCGCCAGCTCCTGCGTCTTCATGCTGCCGTCGCGCCGGGAGATGTACCGGTCGTTGCGGATGTCCGACTCGCGGTCGAGACCGTACTTGTACGCCGTGTCCTCTTCGGCGAAACCCGACTTGCTGTCGTAGGCCTTGCGCCCGGTGTCCGGGTTGATCCGGCCGGTTTCCCAGCGCACACGCCAGGAGTTGCCTCGCCACTCGGTGTACGCCATGCGGGCGCCCCCCTTACGTGATGGCGTGTGGTCCGGCAGAGCACCCCTGCCGCCGGCCTCACGTCATGTGCTTCAGATGTCCCTCTGCCCTACCGGGCATCCTCCACATCCTCCGCAGTCGCCGCCCTGTAGCGCCACCAGATCCCACATTTCCCGCCTAGCGGCAGGGTCGTGCAGAACCTGGGGACTGGCGACACATTGTGTGCTCCCGTTGACCTCGCCCCGCCACCCGATGGCGTCGGGACCGAGGTCGGCGGTGAGCATTTTTTCCATCACATGGCCCTCCAGAAGGAGATGCGAGGACCCCCCAAGTGGTGAATGTTGATCCTGCCACGTTTGTGACCGATTGCGATGGTGTTGTGCGCGTGTGGTTACGGAGACGTTCGTAACGACTTCGTAACACGAGAAAGGTTGTACGAGTCGCGGCGTCAGTTTTCGTCGGCGGGCGGAAGGATGCCACGCTCGCGCAGCGCCTGAATGGCCCGCTCGTTAACCTCCCGAATGCGGTCGGCCGTGAGGTCCGTCCCGGCAACCATGGCGTTCTGCACGGCCTGCCGCACCTCAGCCTCCATCGCCTCAGGCGGGACCGGCGCAAACTCCACGACCCGGCCCGGGCGTCTGACTTCGACCGGATCGCCGCCTTCCAGGATCTTCTGACAGCTACCCGTGGCCCACGAGAGGGCCTGGTCGATCTTGGCGTGGCTGGTGTCGCGGACGGCGAGTCCGGCTTCAACGCGCTTCCAGGTGTCCTTGCTCATGCCGGCGCTGCGCGCGGCGGGTTCGATCCCGAGTTCGAGTTCGATCCGTCGGCGCTTCACGCGGTCCGCAAGACGCGCGAGGTCTGGAGTCATGACCGCATTGTGACAGGGCCAGCTAGGGCCAGCTAGGACCGGCCCGGATTAAGGCCAGAACCAGTCACCCGTGCGCCACACACCTAGTGGATCAGCCGCTAACTTAGCCGCTAAAAATCTTCAATAGCCCGCTAAGTATCGCTAGACATGGCCGCTATCTCCCGCTAGCTTTAAGGCATGCACCAACCCCAACCCACCTTCTTCGAGGTGAACGGGGATGCGATCCGCGAGGAGCGCATGCAGGCGGGTCTCGAAGTCTCCGCACTGGCTGATCTGGCCGGCATCAGCCGCCGTTACCTCAGCCACCTGGAGACCGGCACCCGCCACCGCATGAGACCGAGCAAGTACGTCGCACTCCGCACGGCCTTGAGCTCGACCGACAGCCGCCTCCTCGCCCCCCACCGAGGAACACCCCCCGAAAGAGAAAGGAAGTGACCATGGCACCCCCGAAGACGCCCCCCGCCGTCCTTGAGGGCTTCCACAACCTCAAGCAGGCCACCATCCGGCTCGGGATCGCAAAGAGCGAAGACCCCGAGGACAAGAGCGGCCAGCGCTGGCTCCGCGACGGATGCAACCGCCCCGAGGACGGCAGCAAGGGACAGCAGTTCCCCCACCACCGGATGAACGGAGACCAGCTGGTCTTCAGCGACTCCGACCTTGCTGGCATCGCCGCCATCTGCCGCAACGCCCCGAAGCGTCGCACTGGCAACCAGACCGGGCGCCCCCGCCGCAAGCCTGCTGCCCGCAAGGCCACCGTGCCCCCGCAGGCCAGCCGCAAGCCGGCCCGCACCGCCGCCTAACAACGGCTTCGGCCCCAACCGCCGGAATCTCACCTCCGACAGCAGGGGCCTTGCGATCACCCATCCACCTGCAAGGACGAAATGAGGACCGCTGGTGTCCATTCTTCCCGATCAGCCTGAGCTGATCACCACCGATCTCGACACTGTCTCGGGCGACTGCATCGACGACTGCTGTGTGCCTGCCGAGTATCTGCCGGTCGTGTCGCGCGCCGAGCTGCGTGCCCGCGCCATGGCGGCCCCGTCGTCGTTCCTGGCGTTCCTGCTGGGCGTCACCCCCGAGGCGGGTGCCCGATGACCGCCCTCTACCCCTCCACTGCCGAGATCCGTGCCCGCCTGGATGCGGTACGCGTGCGGCATGCGAAGGCGACCGGTGGTCGTTGGGGCGTGGACCCCGAGGGCGCGCTTGGTCCGGACACGGTGGTCAGCGAGTGTGGCGGCTACGAGCACGTGATCGGGAACTTCTACTTCGGTGACGGCGACTCCGCCGAGGCTGACCGGGAGTTCACCCTCAACGCGCACGCCGACGTGGCTGACCTGCTGGCTCTGCTCGACCTGTACGTGGGCCACGAGCCGACGATCGCCGAGGAGGCCCTGTACGTCCACGGGGAGAGGGTCCTCCGCAACGCCGCCGACGCCGTGGATGCGCTGCGCGAGAAGACGGACGTCAATGTCGCCGCCTACCAGCGATACGACTTCCGGCAGCGCATTGCCCTCAGTGACGCCGCAAACGAGCTCCGCCGCATTGCGAACGAGGGCGGTGCGTGATGGCGATCACGATCCCCAAGCTCGTCGCCCGCCAGCGCCTGGCCGTCGACCTGGAGACCAGCCTCCGCGAGGCCCTGGATGCGGCCACGTCGGACAACAACAAGCGCGCCTACGCCGAGGCCCTGTACCTCGTCGCGCACCCCGAGTGCTGCCACACCGCCGCCGACTACCCCGGTTGGGTGCCCGGCTGCCCCGCCTGCCCGCCCAACGACAACGCACCCGAGGTGACCCTGTGATGCGCGCATACGACTTCTGGGACGAGACCGGCACTGCCCAGTCTGGCCCGTTCCCCATCGCGTCCCTCTCGCTCCGCCCGAGCGACAGGGCCAACTGCAGCGAGATGCAGATGATGTTCCACCAGGGCACGCCCGTGGAGACGCAGCTAGCCGTCGCCGACCGCGTACTCGCCGTTGTGCAGCGCTGGCGGGACGGGATCGCCGACGCGGCGGAGACCCAGCGGACCACCGCCGACGAACTCGCCCAGGCCCTCGCGGAGATCGACCGCCTCAAGGGTGCCGCTGGCGAGACGGTCGAGGTGACCGCATGACCGCCGACTTGGAAAAGCTGCGGCAGCAGATCCGCGACAAGGCCGCTGACGCCTGCTTCAACACGCAGCAGGCGCTGGACATCGCGCACCTGTCGATGGCCATCGTCAGCCCGGAGATCGCGCGCCTCAAGGCCCGCATCGCTGAGCTGGAGAAGGACTCCGATCTCCTCGAAGCCCTCCGCGCCTATGGCGTCGACAACTGGGACGGCTACGACGACGCGATTCAGGCGGTGGCCGAGTGAACGCCCGCACCCACACCCCCGACGAGAAGACCGTCACCGACGACGGCCGTACCGACACCACGCTCAAGCTCAAGCGCGGCTGCAACGGCTGCGGCCAGATCCTCGGCGACCTGGACGGCCGGGACGTCGACGAGCACGGCAACCTCACCGACGTCCGCGCCGAGTGCCCCAACTGCTCGCCGGTGGTCGAGCTGGAAGCTGCGGGCTGCAAGACGTGGCAGTTGACGCCGCGCGACTACGAGCGCATCGCCGACCAGATCGACCGGTTGCGGCCATGGATCTTCACCAAGAGCTACTGGCAGACCGTCGACGGCGAACTCCAAGTCGTCGGACTCCGCATCGGCCAGTACCCGGACCACGTCGTCGCCTACTTCGGCGACTGGATCATCCGACACCCCGACCGCAGCTTCACCACCCACAAGGCCCCCGAGCAGGTGACCGCATGACCGCCCGCGATGAGCTGCGCGAGTACGCAGACCGATACGGCTACACCGAGCACGTCAACAAGCTGCTCGACGCCGTCATCGCCGAGGCGCTGAACGAAGCAGCCGAGGCCCTGCGCGTCGAACACCGCCGCATCTTCTGGGCCACGAAGCCCGACACCTGCCCCGAGGCCGAGTTCCTCGACCGCATGGCCGCCACCCCGCTCGCCGACTCCCGCCCCGACGCCACCGAAGCAGGTGGCTCCCGATGACGACTCTCGCCGACTTCAACACCGACTTCACCCGCCGCGAGCAGTCGCGCCGCCGGAACGCCACGGCCATCGGCTGCCTGATCGACAACTCCGACCTGTGCACCCCGGTGTCGGTCGATGTCCGCCCGGACGCCGTGTACGTGACGGTCGCCGAGCCGGCGGACCTGCTGCCGTGGCTGGACGAGTTGGACGGTGTCGTGCAGGTCGCGGACCTGCCCAGCGGGTTCCGTGTCTGGACACTGCAGGCCACCTACCCGTGGCTGACCGACGGGTCCGTGAGCGTCCGGGTGGCGGCCGTGTCGCCGCTGCTGGACGACGAGGTGCCGTTCGAGCTGCGGACGGCGGTGGCGTCATGAGCCCGCAGCGCGCCGTCGCGTGGACGGTCGAGGCCGGTCTGATCAGGCCCGTCACCCGCATCACCAGGGCGGAGCGGGCCCAGATCAGGCGTGCTGACGCCCGGTTCCACCGCTACCTCGACACCCAGTACGGGGCCGACGAGAAGGCGTGGCCCTGGAGCTCCCGCTACGCCTACGTGCAGACGGTCGCCGCCATCCACAACCAGCACCAGAGGAGGGCGGCATGAAGACCTACGACCGCGCACTCACGCACTGCTCGCACCTGCCGGCCGAGGGCCAGCAGTTGTACATGCTCGGCTTCAACGCCGGCCTGCGGGCCGCATCCGAGGGTGACGACACGGACGGGTTCTTCCGGTCGCTGATCTCCGCCGATCATCTGGCGTCGGCTGCCGGGTTCTTGGAGGGCTGCGCCGCCGCGAACCTCGATGTGCCGGTGCTGCGGAAGGCCGCAGACCGGGGGCGGTGGCGGAACGACTCCCGCGCCTACCGGAAGCGGGCGGTGGCGTGACGACCGATGTTGCTCAGGCCGTGGACGCACTGGAGCACCTGCCGGACGCGCCGCCTGAGACGCGTAACGCCGTGGGGGCCGGGCTCATCCGCGCGCTCGGCCTCGGCGGACGCGAGCTTCCCGAACTGCCGCTGGAGGACTTCCAGCTCATGGCCGCACTCGGCCTCACCCCCAACCCGCCCGAGGAGGGCTGACCTGTGGGAACTCACGCTGACTTCTACGTCGGACGCGGCAAGGACGCCGAATGGCTCGGCTCCGTCTCCAACGACGGCTACCCGGATGGACTGCTTGACCTGTTCATCCATGGATCCGGCACCGAGGAGGCATGGCGGCAGTGCGTATCCGACGAGATCGGGGGCCGGACCGACGCCACGCGACCCGAGGAGGGCTGGCCGTGGCCGTGGGACGACAGCGGCACCACCGACTACGCCTACGCCTTCGACGGCGGAAAGGTGTGGGGATCCAACTTCGGGCACCGCTGGTTCGCCATCGACCTGAACGACAGGGACCTTGGCGAGCCGGATGTCGTGCTCGGCTCGGTGGCCTTCCCGGACATGGGGCGGACCTCGTGATCGCCACCCTCGGCGGCATCGTCCTCGTACTGGCCGTGATCATCGGGCTGGCGCTGTGGGACAACCACGCCCGCCGCAAGCAGGACGACGCGGCCGAGGAGCGCCAGGCCTCCCTGTACTGGCCCGGCGTGAGGGCCGCCCTCAACGAGCCGCACAACGCGCTCCCGTGGGGCCCCAACCCGAAGGCCCCGGGCGCCCGCATCGCCGCTCTCGACCCGCAGCAGGCCGACCGCGACTTCAGGGCCAGCCAGGCAGCGGGCTACGTCGAGGAGCTCGCCGACTGGGACCTCCGCCGCGCGGTTCTTGGCGCCCACATGACCGAAGCCGACGCTGCCGCCGGCCTGCTCGACACCACCGTTCCGCAGCCCCGCACGGAGGACTGACCGTGACGCTCCTTCAAATCGCCCGCCTACGCCTCGCCCTCACCACCAGCCCGCTCGGCGCCACACCGGTGGACCTTGCCGACCAGGAGACCAGCCTCGCCGACTGCCGCATCGCACTCCACGCAGCCCGAGGCATCCCCCTCCAGTACGCCGACCCCACCAGCGGGCGATTCATCAAGGAGCAGTCGTGACCATGCTCGCCATCAGGAAGCCCGGCACCGGCCGTCGACAGGCCGACCCCAACGCCCGACTCGCCGCCGAGAACGCCCGCCTCCGCATCGAACTCCGCGACCTCGCACACCGCCACGCCGGAGCAGGACACCTCATCGAGTCGCTGAACGGTCAACTCCGGGACACCGACGCGCACATCGAAGGGCGGGAAGCCGAACTGCGGCAGACCGCCAGCCAGCTCGGTACGGCCGTCGTTGAGGCCACGGAGAACTGGGAGCGCGCCGACGCGCTGGAGCAGGAGCTGGCCGAGCAGACCGAAGAGCTGGTCGCCCTCCGCCAGTTCAAGGCCAACGTCACCGCCGTCACCGCGCCGCCCATGGAGCGCGACACGACCGGCGAGGACACCCTCGTCACCCCGATCCCCGTGCCCGAATACGGCGACGCGGCAGCCGTCCGGGCCCTGTGGGACGCGCCGTTCGCGGCCGCACCCGCACCCGAGCCGGCCGAGGGTCCGCCGCCGATGAAGCTCCAGTTCGCGGCCGGCGCCAGCAAGGTCACCGTCTCCGGCGGGATCTGGGCCGCCGCCACCTAAGCCACCCGACCGGCGCCTCCTGGCTCCCCCGCCAGTAGACGGCGCCAGGCCCGGACCGGACTCCCCCCAACGGTCCCGGGCCACAGAGGCCCCGTCCTCCACCTCCCCCAGGAGGACGGGGCTTCCCATCACCGACGCCTTCAGGAGCACCTCATGAATACCAGCGCACCCACCATCCCCGCCGAGACCGCGAACCACGTCCTGTTCCACTTCGGGCGCGGCGGCTACCAGGCCGGGACATTCACCCAGATCCTCATCGCAGCCCTGTGCGCCGCCGACATGACCAACAAGGCGAAGCTCGCCGACGCCTACCCCGACTACGCCGCCGCCGTCATCGCCATGGAGTACGACCCCGACGGCGCCGCCAACCTCCAGCGCATCGCAGGCGGCCTCATCTGCAGCCGCTGCCACAAGGACGACGGGCCGTTCGACGACGGTCTGTGCGAAGCCTGCGCCGCGCCCCAGCCGTTCAGTGGCGGTGTCGCGTGACGGCCGACCAGGCGGGAGCCACGATCCGCCGCGAGTACCTACTCGCCGTCCTCAGGCACTTCGGCGGCCCGGTCACTACCAAGCGAGCACTGAACATCTACGCCAGGTCGGGCGAGTGGGCCACGACAGGCAGGAACACCGCGCGCCGCGACCTGCGGGACCTCGCCCGGCGCGCATACCTCGTACCCGCCGAACACCGCGGGGTCCGCTTCTACCGGCTCGGCAGCGACCCCAGTCCAGCCCACCCGGCGCGCGGCGCCCGGAAGTCCGTCCTGGAGGCGATCCAGGCGGAGGGCGGTGAGTGGACTACCGGCCGCGTCAGGCGGACGTGGCACCAGCTCATCGGCACGCACGTGCTCCGCATGAGCGTCCGCCGCTACCTGGCCGCTCTGCACCGGGACGGTCACCTCGACCTCCACGGCGACGGCACCCCGCGCCGCTTCTACACGCCCCGCCAGGAAGGCAGCGCCGCATGACCACCACCATCGAGGCGCCTACCGAGGCCGCCACCGAGCCGCCCGCACTGGGTCTGCACGAAGACCTGTCGAACGAGGACTACCACGCCGACAAGACCTCGCTCTCGTCCAGTGGTGCCCGCAAGCTCCTCCCGCCGTCGACCCCCGCGAAGTTCCGTTACGAGCAGGACAACCCGCCGGCCCCGACGAAGACCTTCGACTACGGCAACGCCGCCCACAAGGAAGTCCTCGGCCGCGGCTCGAAGCTGATCCTCGTCGACCATCCGGCGTACACCACGAAGGATGCCAAGGCCGAGGTCCGCGAAGCCCGCGCCCAGGGCGGCATCCCGCTCAAGCAGCACGAGATCGACATGGTCAAGGCCATGGCCGACGCCATCCGCCGCCACCCGCTCGCCGGCCCCCTCCTCGACCCTGCCCACGGCAAGCCCGAGCAGTCCGGCTTCTGGATCGACGGCCCCACAGGCATCCGCCGTCGAGTGCGCTTCGACTGGCTGCCCGACTTCACCGCCACCTCCGGCCGCCTGATCATCCCCGACTACAAAACCGCGGTCGACGCCAGCAATCGGGCCATGGAGAAGGCCATCGAGAAGTACGGCTACAACTGCCAGGCCGCCTGGTACGAGGAGGGCGCCGAAGCCCTCGACCTGGGCGACCGCGACGTCGAACTCCTCCTCATCGTCCAGGAGAAGACCGCCCCGTACCTGGTCAACGTCGTCGGCATCGAGTTCATGTCCCGCGAGATCGGCCGCGCCAAGAACCGCGCCGCCATCGAAACCTTCGCCGACTGCACCGCCACCGGCAACTGGCCCGGATACGGCGACGACCCCAACTATCTCGCCCTGCCCGGATGGGCCGAGAGCCGCGACAAGGAGATCTACCTGTGAACTACCCCGCCAAGCAGCAGATGCAGGCCGCCCCCGGCCCCGACCGTATCGGCCAGAGCACGGCCGTCGAACAGTCCCGCGCGGTCGCCGAAGTCCAAGCCGCCATCTACGTGGCCCGCCAGTTCCCCCGCGACATCGGCCGCGCCCGCACCAGCATGCAGTCCGCCTGCGGCTCCATGGCCCTCGCAGAGAAGGCGTTCTACGAGTTCCCGCGATCTGGCGGCAAGGTCCAGGGCCCGACCATCCACCTCGCCAAGACCCTCGCCCAGGCGTGGGGAAACATCCAGTACGGCGTGTCCGAGATGCGCCGCGACGACAGCTACCGCCAGTCCGAAATGCAGGCCTTCGCCTGGGACATCGAAGCCAACACCCGGCACGTCCTCACCTTCATCGTGCCCCACGCCAAGTTCGCCGGCGGCAAGGTCTCCCCGCTGGTCGACCTGCGCGACATCTACGAGAACAACGCCAACAGCGGCGCCCGCCGACTGCGCGAGGCGATCTTCGCGGTCATCCCCGACTTCTTCATCGGCGAGGCCGAAGACCTCTGCAGGGAAACCCTCAACAAGGGCGACGGCAAGCCGCTTGAGCAGCGCGTCGACGGTGCCATTGCGGTCTTCCAGAAGCTCGGCATCAACGCCGACCGGCTGGAGCAGAAGCTCGGCCGGCCGCGCACCCAGTGGACCGGGGCCGACATCGCGCAGCTGCTCATCACGCACAAGTCGATCGACCGCCGCGAGATCGCCGTCGACGAGGCGTTCCCGCAGGCCCGCATCACCGCCGCCGAGATCAAGGCCAACGGCGGCAAGCAGCAGTCCACGCCGCCGGCTGACGACCCGTGGGCCAACACCCCGAGCGCTCCGCCCGCCGCCTAGACAACCGCCTCGTGGCCGCCCCTGCCCGCCGCTAACAGGCGGGGGCGGCCGCCGACCCAGGAGACCACATCGTGAACGGTTTTCATCCTCCGACCATCGCGGCTCTCACCAAGCAGGTGGCCCGCATTGCCGACCACCTGGAGAACACGGCCGCCGACGCACCCCTCCGCACCCAGCTCGCGACCCTGATCGAGCGCTGGGAGGAAGTCGCCGAGGCCTACAAGCCCAAGGCCGACGAACCTTCCGACGACATCACGGCCCGCTACGCCAACTACCGGCTCATCTACCTGCGCAACATCCGCGACCTGCAGACAGTCCTCGACACCGGCCGCATGCCGTGCGGGCTGATGACCGCCACCGAGCGCGCCAATGGCGACTGCGGCCACGTCCACGCCGACGAGGAGGAGCCCACTCCCGGGCCCGCCGACTGGCGCCCGATCGTCGTCGGCCACCTCGCCGAAATGCTCCTTGACGGCGAACCGTCCGAGGCGCTGAAAGCCGTCCAGGGGTGGGCCCGAGGCATCGCCTTCGAACTCGACCGGGTCGGCCTGAACATCGATGCCGACATCGAGAAGCGGCGC